TTGTACGGACAGGTAGTTCCAAAGTTTGAGAGTTATCTCTGCGTCGTTTTCTGCGTAGGGTCCGACGAACATGGCGGGCATTTTATACATTTCGGCTTTGGCATCGTATCCAAAGTCTGCGGCAGCTTGGTTCAACAGCTTTTCTGATTTGGCTATGCCTAACCATTCGTAACACAAAGCATTGAGGCTATAAGAGTATCTGTTTTCATCCAGCAGAGACGAGCACACCATGGTGTCAATAACTCTTCCTTTTACGTCAAAGCCCATGCGCTTGATCCAGCCCAGATCGTATTGGGCATTGTGCATGATTTTATCTGCGGGGCATTCAAACACTTTTCTAAGCCAACGACTTACTATTTTCTCGTCTAGATTTCCTCCGCCTTCATGGCGGGTGGGGATATATCCTGACCAATCTGCGGTTGCGATAGCATAGCCGACTATTTCTCCATCTCCTCTCGCCCATCCGGGTCCCATCTTTTTGAGGTTAGGGTCTTTTGTTTCAACATCGATAGCTATTGTTTTAGATTCTGTAAGGTTTGGCAGTTCAAGTGGAGGCACCCATTCGGAGGCAACGGATGCGGTTCCCATTTGCATTTTCATTTGTCTAACTCAGCCCCTAATGCTGTATAACCTATTTTGTCTACCCAAGAGTCTTCGTGTTCTATATCCTCCAAAAGTCTGGATGTTTTTAGCCAGTCCATCATGAGCGCGATGTGTTTAGGAGTAAGTCGTCCATGTAATTTTATCGCGGAGGCTACAATTGGGTTCCAGCCGTTCATAATTCTTTCAAAATTTTCTTGTGCGTGACCATATTGTTTCGCTCTAGGTCCGTTAATTAAGCTTTCTGCTTTTTTCAAAATTTCTTCTCTTTTCATTGCGTCCCTATCTGGATACATGAATATCCTACATTGTTCACATTCTTCTTTTTTCCAATGATTTCCAAACCATGTATTACCACAAGAGCATTTGTACCTAAATGTTTTCACAAGATGTAACTCCTCATAGCGTCTTGTGGTTCAAGTATGAACAGCGCCTGCTTAGTTCGTGTGATGGCGACATAAAAAAGTCTGTGATTGTCATCGGGGGAAACTCCCCCATTATGATCTGCGGCAGGCGAAAGGTCCGTGAACAACGCTACGTTGTCGGCTTCTCCGCCTTTTGAGGCGTGTATTGTAGAGACCGTGATCCGCGGTTTTCCGTTGAACTTCTCACCTCTACGGAGCATGGCTATTATGTATGCTCTATCGGTTTCGGGTATTTTATCCATGGCTTCGTGCCAAATCATTGTATCATTTGCGATCAGGCCAAAATCTGTGATTAAGTCAGACATTGTTAAGAAGTCTGTATCCTCAACGCTAGGCAGCTTTTTGTAACCTCTTTTTACACGAGTGTTGAGCGACATGCGGCTGTAGATGTTTCTTGCGGTTCGGCCCGTGATTTTGCGGCCTTTTCGGAGGTCCTCCCACCCGTTTACGGCGTCTGACAGGCTTTCGGATATGGACCGCGATCCGCGAAAGATGAACAGGTGTCCAGATGCTTTGAGATAATCTTTTACGTTAGCTAGATGGTATGCGGCTTGCGCTAGTATGAGCCATGACCCGTTAGACATGTCAATATCTTCTATGGTTGTGCGGTAGTTTACGTCGCCTTTTCTATCTTGCGGGTCATATTTTTTTATAAATCGTCGGTTCAAACGTTGGGCCACTCTTTCGGCAAGCTTGTGTACTTCGAAGGGTATTCGATAAGATTGTGTAAGAGTTTCGGATGGGCCATCTAAATTTATAAAAGAGTCTACGTCGGCTCCTGCCCAACGGTAGATTGCTTGATCGTCATCCCCTGCGATATACATGCGGTTAGATTTTTTATCCAACAGGTGTGCTATATCCCATTGAAGTGGCGACAGGTCCTGCGCCTCATCGACAAAACATAAATCGAAGTGCGGGCACCAATTATGGCTTTCGTCTACAAACTTTTCTAGCATATCGGTAAAGTCGAACATACGCATATTCTTTTTGTATTCGGTCAGGCTTCGGTCGAGATGGTCTATATGGGACCACGGGACTTCAATGTTGCTTTCGTCATATTGATGGCGAAGCGGTATTTTTCTCAGACGCGCTAAATTTATTAATCCCAATTGAGGGTCATTTGCTTTTACTATCTCCGACAGGTCGTTGTTAAAATCTTGTCTTTGAACTTTGAGAGGTATACCACAGGCTCTGGACAATTCCCTGTAATCTTCAGGCTGCATTACTTGACTCTTCGATATGTCTGACAGAGTTAAAGCTAGGGAATGCAGAGTCCGGAAATAATACAGGTCCTTTTTGGGGTCTAAATTAAATCGGTTAGATGCTCTCTCTTTGGCCTCTTCTGCGGCTTTGCGAGTAAAAGCTAAGAAAGCTATTTTGTTGGGCGCGACTCCTCGTTGCAAAGCATCATCTACCTTGTTCAAAAGAGACGTTGTTTTTCCTGTACCCGGAGGTCCAAAGATTCTATACATCTTCACTTTTCTTTGTGGTTTTGTAAATTTGATTGACGCGTTGTTTGCTGATGCCAAACCATTTGCCGATAGCTACTTGCGTTACGCGCTCTTCATCCACGAGTCGGACTATTTCTTTCGCCCTATCTTCGGGGTTTACATCTCTCTCCGTCAAAACGGACTCTCCTTTGGTGTAAATTTCGGTGTTGTAAACTCTATGTCCCCGCCTTCAAAGGCTGGAATCATCCATACGCGAACAGGCCGTCCCTTGATTCTCAACAACATACTTTCGCCATTAATGTCCCGTAGTCTTTGAGCAATTTTATGAGACTTGTATTCAAAGAATTTGTTTTTCTTTAGGAAGTTTTCAAAGTCCTTCAGCCTGAAGTAAGTTACCCGTGCATCCTCGTCTGTCCACGGTCGGCGGAGGAGGATTTCTTCTTTGTCTTTGGCTTGTTGCATGTGCGAACAAAACTCTTCCATGAAGTCATAGAATTGACCGGATATAGATGCATCCTCACTCACCTCTATGATGGCGCTTTCATTCTCTTTCATATCGCTGAGAAGCTTGCTGATGCGTCCTTCCCATTGTTGCTTGGCAACCGACCTTGGCATGAAATTAAGTTGTTCCATGCAGGCTTTTTGGAACATGGGTTGGTTCATAAGAGCGTCTGTGTCTAGTTCCAGAGGTTCGCTGTTAACGTCCATAAACCATACAGGCGGCGTTGAATTATACTTTCGGAGATTGCCAACGGTGGCATTTTGAACGGCAGCACCAATACCAAACTTTCTGGTTTGACAAAGTTCTTTGTTACAGTAGGCGTTAATAGGGGCGTCATTACAAGAGTATGCATAGTCTTTCTTCGCCACCTGTTTAGCTACGGTGTTCACTTCGGGCAGAGGCAAAGGCGGATCAAGGAAACGCATGTTGTATGATTGTATTTCTGTTTCCCAACTGTCGGGAAACGCTTTGCGTAAGTACACTCCGATATTAAATAGACCGTTGTTTCGACCACCCTCCGATATCATAATTGACGTTAGGTGCTGAAGACAGGGCGGACCGTCAATCATGGGGCCCTTGGTTTCGGCTTCTGTCATCTGTAAGTTTTGAAGTTGCTCTGGAGTCTGTACATATTTTTTGTACATCTTAAAAAACTCGTCCAAAGTTGCGGATGTTCCGTCGTCCAAGATGCCGTAACGTAAACCTTCCTCTGCATCGTAGTACGGTAAATTTAAAAAGTTTCCTATGTCTCCACGATCCAAGTGCAGTTTGACTTGTTTAGGGAATATCTCACTACCGCCGTAGCCCAAGCCTGACGATATGTGGTTCAGGACCTTTTGCATTTCCCGTGCTTCTATCCATTTGGTCGAGAACAGAAAGAGGTGCGCTCCACCGCTCTTGGATCGACAGACCACAAGGGGGAGTTTGAGATGGCGAATTTTTTCTATAAGTTCTTTGTGGTCTAGGGGGTACTGGTCAATATCTATACAGCCCCATTTGCAATTATTCTCTGCGTTTATGGGCACGATGCCTACAGATCGACCCTTTCCGGAAAGGTGACCTTTCCATAGCTCCAAAGTTCTTTCTTCTTTAATGATGGAAGCTTTGCCTGCCTGCTTCCCGTTCATCTGCTTTTTTTCGATTTTGTAAGTGCCGTATGCCTCACGCAGCCCATCGAAGATGGCTGAAAATCTTTCTGCCGACATGCTTATTCTCCAAAGAAAAAGAAAAGGGGCAAGTTATAAACTTGCCCCCCACCCGTCAGTTTAGAACGGCACTTCATCTTTGTGCGGAGTGGGCATGTCAGCCTCTTCATTTGAGTGCTTGACGACAACTTCACCAGAGCGAATGCTGATGGCAAACTCGCGGGCACGTTGATACAAGGCCGCGTCTTCGACTGGTCCAACACGGGACATGTCCCAGTTGTGCCATTTGCCTTTGGAGTTTTCTTCTTGCACAGACTTTAGCAAGTAGACACTACTAAAACGAGGCGGGGTAAACGGCCCGTTCTTTCCTTTCATTGTGATACTGCTCATCATACTATTCCACTTACGGCTTTTCTTTAGACCCGTAGACTTCATAGCAATCATAGCAGTTTCGGCAGACCCATCTTCATTAAGAACCACTACAAAATGCTGGTGTGTTTCTTCAAGATATGATCCGTCACCACCCACAACGTACTCGCGGTTGTCCTCGCGACTACGCTCTGTTTTTGGAAGTTCGTCCGTAGGTTCAAATATTGCCAAAGGTGCGCCCGTACCAGCGCCTCTAGGTGCCCATTGAATAAACCTACGTTGATATACACAAGGTATAACTTTAACTCCCTCCCCGCCCGTATGAACGGTCTCAGAGACGGTGTTATATATGTCTCCCTTGCGCCCTTTAAAATCAGGATCATCCAGCAAAGTGTCCAAACCAGATATTAATTTGAGAAACGGAAGAGCCAAATCCTCTTGGCCCAAATCGCTTACACCCGCTCCTGCATCCTGTTCAAAAATAGATTGATCAAAGGGTACAACTTCTGCGTCTACTTTTTTCTTAACTGCGCGTCCCATCACTTTACTCCTCTTATGACTGCACGTTGTCCGACATATGCGCCAAACAAATCGTGGGGGAAATCTTCGCCTGCTTCGATGCGTTCTTTAACAAACGCTTTAAGCGTCTGAGAATGAATGCTCTCGTTTTGATCCGCGGGATAACCTTGTTGAGAGGCAAACGCTTGAAACGCGCTGGCCTGATCATCTTCTCCTCGTCCAAACTGACAGGAAACAACGTTTTTTATTATATCATCGTAACCATTATCACGCAGCCATTCATAAGCTGCA